TGGATCATTGATAATCCTGAAATGGATAAGTCAAAAGAATACGGTTTTAGTTTACCAAAAGGTACTTGGATGATTTCTATGAAATGTAACAATCAAGACATTTGGGATAAAGTTAAAGCAGGTGAAATAAAAGGTTTTTCAATAGAGGGATATTTTGCTGACAAAGCACAATTTGTATCAAATAAAGAAATAATTGAACAACTAAAAGAATTATTAAATGGCAAATAAAGTAACATCACCTGTAGGTGGTAAAAGAGGATGTCTTTGTAAAGATAACACTTATAAAAAAGAATGCTGCACTGGTGAATTGCAAAATCAAGGTGTAGGTGCATTAGTAGAACAATCTACAATAACTATTGTTAATACTAATACTGAACGAGTAATTACTAAAATTAATTAAATATGTACAAAAATGTTTTAAACAATGTTAAGCAATTACTTTCTATGGAAGTAAAACTTGCTCAACAAACTTTAATGGATGGAGTTACCACCATTGAAGCAGAGGAATTTACTCCTGATTATTCAGTAGGAATTGTTACTCCTGATGGTGTTGTACCTATGCCAGTTGGTGAATATACTTTGGCTAATGGTGATGCTTTGGTTGTAGAAGTTGAAGGTATAATTAAATCTATTGCACCACAAGCAGTAGAGGAAGCAATGCCTGAAACGAATCATCCTGCAGCAGAAGCAACAGAACCTGTAATGGCAGAAGCTACTGCTAAAAAAGTAGTTGAAACTGTATCTAAAGAAACTTTCTTTGCTATGGTTGAAAAAACTACTGAATTACAAGCAGAAATTGAAAGATTGAAAGTTGAATTAGCAAGTAATATTCCTGCTGCAACTCCAATCAATCACAATCCTGAAAATGAAATTGTGAAAGATTCTTTTCAATTTGCATCAAAAAGAGAAAGAACAACTGAAGATGTTGTATTCTCAAAATTATTTAAAAACTAAAAATTAATATTAAAAACTAAAAATTAAAAAATGGCTACTACTACAAGTTTAACTACTACTTATGCAGGGGAGTTCGCAAAGAAATACGTTGCTGCTGCTCTATTATCTTCACCTACTATTGAAAATGGTGGAGTTGAAATTTTACCAAACGTAAAATACAAACAAGTTCTTCAAAAAGTTGCAACTGATGGAATTTTGAAAGATGCAACTTGTGATTTTACTGCTACTTCTACACTTACATTAACTGAAAGAGTATTGCAAGTAAAAGATTTACAAGTAAATTTACAATTATGTAAAACTACTTTTCACTCAACTTGGCAAGGAATTGAGCAAGGTTATTCATCTTTTGATACTTTGCCACCATCTTTTCAAGAATACTTAATTGGATATGTTGCTTCTAAAGTTGCTGCTCAAAATGAGGTTGCAATTTGGACTGGTGCTACAGGTACTTCAGGTCAATTTGATGGTTTTGTAACTAAAATTGCTGCTGATGCAGGATTGCCTACTGCTCAAGAAGTTGCAGGAACAACTGTTACTTCTTCTAATGTAGTTGCACAATTAGGTTCACTTGTTGATGCTATTCCTGCTACACTTTACGGAAAAGATGATTTGTATATTTATGTTTCTCAAAACATTGCTAAAGCATATGTAAGAGCATTAGGTGGATTTGGTGCTTCAGGTTTAGGTGCTAATGGTACTAATGCAATGGGTACTCAATGGTATAACAACGGAAGTTTATCTTTTGATGGTATCAAAATATTTGTTGCACAAGGTTTAGCTGCTAATACTGCAGTTGCTACTTTGAAATCAAATTTATTCTTTGGTTGTTCTTTAAACTCTGATTTACAAGAAGTAAGAGTAATTGATATGTCAGAAACTGACGGAAGTAACAATGTAAGAATTGTAATGCGTATGGCTGCAGGTGTTCAATATGCTGCAATCGAAGATATCGCTACTTACGGAATTACTAACTCTGCTAACTAATAGCAAAATATTTTAAAAAAAGGTGGTGCAATAAACGCTACCTTTTTTATTATTAATCATTAAAAAAAAATACTATGGCTTGTGATATTTCATTAGGTAGAATTGAACCTTGTAAAGATTCAGTTGGTGGATTAAAAAATGTTTATTTTGTAAACTTCGGTAAAATTACAGGAGTTACTTATAACGCAACAAATACAGATGTTATTGATTCAGTTTCAGGTTCTTCTTTAAGTGCCTATAAATATGAATTGAAAGGTACAAATAGTTTTGACCAAACTATAACATCTAACAGAGAAAACGGAACTACTTTTTTCGAGCAAAATTTAAAATTAACTTTGAAGAAATTAACTGCAGTAGACCACAAACAAATTAAATTATTATCTTATGGTAGACCAAACGTAATTGTTGAGGATCATAACGGAAATTTATTTTTATGTGGTTTAGAGTACGGAATGGAAGTTACAGGTGGAACTATTGTAACTGGTGCTACTATGGGTGATATGTCAGGTTATACACTTGACTTGAAAGCTATGGAAAGAGTACCTGCTAATTTCATTGGAACATCATTAGCTACTGCAGGATTTACAGTTGTATCAGGTTCATAATTGTT